CGCTCGATCTGCGCTCTCAGCCCCTCGTCCGGTCGGTCGGTCGGCATGGTCATGCGGTCTTACTCCCTCTCTGGATCAGGCACGCTGCCAGATAATTGGTCGTTGCCCGTCTGGAACGCGCATCTTGCCGCGCGCCAGCGGGTGTAAGGGTTGCCCTGTGCTGTTCACGCCGAGACAGTAGAACTGCTCGTCTGCGCCATCCGCGTCGGCGGGTTGGCCGAACGCTTCAAGGCACTGCTCCAGCCACGGTTCGTCGTGATAGATGGGAGCGGCCCCGAAGGCGACGAGTCGAATCGTGGCGGCCCGCGCGGCTTCTTCGATGTCGCGCAGGTTCGCCAAGAGGCTGTCGCGGACGTCCCACGCCGGACCGTGCGCCTGCCAATTCGCCCATCGCCACATTGCTGACGGTTCGCTGGCAATGAACGGATAGAGGTTCACGCCGATCCAGCCATCGCAGCCGAACGCCTTCGAGAAATGCGTCACGCGGCGCGCGGTCGGGTCATTGCGCTCCTCTGCGGCGATGCTCGGATTCAACATGAGCCAGACGGCCCAGCGCGTCGGATCCTTGACCCACCAGCGGCGGATCTCGTTACGCAATGTGCCCTCCCGCGAAAAGCGGGCGCTTCCATGAACTGTCGGCCGCGCGGACAGATCGAATCCTTCCATCGGCTGGTTACTCCCTCTCTGTCTGCGGATCCCCCACGGAGGCGGCGGGAGGATCGGGCGGGTTTTCTCGTTCAACTAGCTCGCGACTGAACCTGTAGGTGAGCCAGCATCGCTCTCGCTGTTCGTCGCGCCAGTGCGCGTGGTTGTCACCGTAGCTACGGCACAGCCTAAAGCCAGCCTCCCACGCTGCCCGCAGATCGCTTTCGGTGTAGGCGCTAAGGGACGCCGGGGACGCGGCCCCTGACGAGGCCAGCGCAGCGCGGAGTCGCACAATCTCTCGCGCAAGTTCAACAAGAGACGCACCGTCCCATTCCGGCCCTAGTAATGCACCGGCCTCAAGACCGCGCTGAATGCGCGATTCGACCGGCACGGCGGCGGGCGCGGGCGGATCGCTCAGCTGGACCGCGTGATGGTGAATCGTAGCTATGATACAGCGGCACTCGCTACACATGAGATCCGTAGCGGCGTGTTCATCCAAGGCAGCAGGCAGAAAGTCGCGCACGAGAGGGCGCACCGCATCGCAGCCAGGGCAATAGATATGCGAGTCGGGCGTATCGCTCAGCGGACGGGACGAGGCCAGCGTAGCTTCGATAGCCTCCGTAATCACGTCTTCCAATAATGGATCACCCTGCGTTTCGCTATTCCACCAACGCGAAATAGCAGCGATGGCTAAGTCTCGCGCATTGATGGGCGGCTCACGCAGGGGAGGCGAGGACGGCGTATCCTGAGACATTAGCACTCCTCTCGACGCACATGCTGCGTCGTCGTCACGGCGTTGAGTTGCCGCGCACGCTCCTGCGCCAGCGCGGTCCACTGCTCCCACGTCAAGTCGCGCTGTGCCCACCAGCTTGTAGGCGGCGGCATCGCCCGCTGTGCGCGTGTCGCGAGAATCAGCGCGTGATCGTCGCGCTTGCGCTGATCGAGGCGGGCGCGGTTCATCAGAACACGTCCGTTTCTGCCATTGAGGCGCTGGTGTCGATACGCTCAGGACAGGCTGCTATGTCGCAGTATGCGCATTCCCCCTGTGATGGTGTGCGCGAAGGCGCGGCCATATCGCCGATCATCCGCATTGTCGCGGCGATTCGGTTTCTCGCGGTTTCGTCCAGCCGTGAAATTGGAATGTCTACGCATGAGCCGCGATACTCTATCTGTCCTGATATGTCGCCGTACACCGAGCCAGTGATCGGCAGCGCGAACATGTAGACTAGCACCTGCCATTCGTCGCTTGGCTTCGGGGAACCTGATTTTTCGTCAATCACCACAGCGCGCAGCGTGGCATCATGGAAGGCCACGATGTCCGGTTTGCCGGCGAGCGTAGCCGACTTACCGAGCAGCTTGAATGCATTAGCTTCCTCGACGTGGACGCGCCACCCGGAGGACTTCAACGTATCTACTCGGGCCGTTGTCATCTGGTCATGCTCAACGCGCCACGATTCAATATCGCCGCCTTCGCGCGGCAGTTTCGCATAGCGGTAATGTGACCGATACCACGCGCGCCATTCACATGCGTCCATGCCTGAGAGCAGGCCTGTAATCCATGTGACCCAGGTATACGGCTTACCGTTGCGCGGGCTGTCGATCATGCCGTCGTCTCCACCACTTCGACCGCATCGCCAAGCTCCAACAACTCGTTGTCGTCGAACAGATCGAGATCGACGATGCTCTGCGAATAGGGCGGGAACGCGCCTGATGCCTCGCAAACCTGGAGTTGTTCCAGCCAGAGGCGCCAGAGCCGTGCGCCGAGTTCAATCGTGTTTTCGGTGAGTCGATAGACCGTGACGACATGCGGCGGCGTCTGCTCGACCGCCACGATGTAGCTCTGCGTCACAGGCGGAAGGCCCGCGAGCGCGACGCCCGACTCGTAGAAGCTCATTTGCGCGTGATAGGCGAAGCGGCGCACTTTAAACGGAAAGAATCGCGGATCGCTCGTCTCGCCTGTTTTCAGGTCCGTCAAGAATCCATCGCCGCGCACGTCCGGTGTGCCTCGGCAGGGCCGTCCGTTGAAGTCCCAATACATCGTCTGCTGTCTCTCGCCGGTCAGGAGCCGCATCGCATCGGCGCACGCGGTGACAGACTCAGCGATTCCGTAGGCGAGCGCGCCTTCCTTCTGCGTGACGATCAGCGCGTCTGGATGCGTAGCCGCGAAGGCGTCGTATTCTTTGCCGCGACGAACGGGGCCAGGATAGGCGAGCACCTTGCCGCCCAATAGTAATCGGTCTGCCGCTGTGCCCGTTTCCATCGCGCCAGTCTCTTGCGGCACGTAGGCGGCATAATGCGCGGGGGATTTGCCCATCAGTTTGAGGCGAGAGAAACGCAGGGGTTCCATTAGCGGCGTCATCGCGCAAGCTCCACGCGAGCAACCGCCTGTTGTGCGGCTGCGAGTGCGTGAATGTAGGGCAGGAGATTGATCGCCCAGCCGGGGGCGCTATCGCCCTCAATTGATCGTGTGAATACGCCCGACTCGAAGCCTTCGAGAATCTTACACAGCGCGGCGAACATCTCCGGCGCTTCGGCAATCAGGCGCGCGTCGGCGGCTACGCGGTCCTCGACTTCCGCGCACATCCCGTCCGTCCATCGCATGTGACAGATCGGCCGTTCTTCGCCGTCCTTGTTGCCGCCCCACTCGATTTGCAGGCCACGCGATGGCCGGTCTACCACGCGCCACGGTCCACGGGTCGGTACAACTGCGTAAGTCATTAGCCTTCCTCCCCTGGGACGCGCTCGTCCGTGGCGGGCGCAGCGGCCGGCGCAGGCTCAGTGCCGTTGCGCGCCTTCGGCTTTGTGTTCCTCACGCGGATACAGTCCACCGTTTGAGATCCGAATGTCGTAGTCGTCGGATAGAGCGTGACGGCCTTCCCGATCCACGTCTCGGCATCGAATCCGCCGTAGAGCCCAGCGATAACGCGCGCGTTCGTGATGTTCAACGCCAGCGCTTTTTCCTTGCCTTTGAATCTCAGAACCGGCTTTTTGTTGGACTTGCCGCCAGTCCCAACGAGCGTGCCGCCCTTCACTGACTCGATCACGACCGTCACGTCCTTGCCTTCAAGGTCGTAAGCGTAGAGATATTCCTTGTCGAACAACTTGCGCACGTCCATGTGTCTGACTCCTGTGTGAAATGGGCAACCGTAGCCGCCCTGTTTGTCTAGCCCGTCACACACGCCGCTCAGTGTTCCTGACTCCATCCTCGTTGATGTTGTCCCGAGCGGCGTGCGTCACGGCTCATTCCAACATCCCGATCAACGCCTGAACATCTCGCGTATACAGCTTCATGAATGCAGCGAGCGCCAATTTCGCTTCTTCCGACGGTTCAAACTTGCGCCCGTTGTATCCGCCGAGATACTGCTCTGCGAGCACCTTTCCAGTCGAACCAATGAGGCAATACTTCGCCTGTTTGATTTGGTGCCCACCAGCCACGCCGTTCTCGGTCGCCGGTTCGATTTGGATGTCATCAATCCGGATTCCAGTGATCGTGACAGCCACTGATTACGCGCTCCCGAGAACCGATGACGCATCGATTGGCGTGACTTCGAGCGTGCGCAACTCGACGCGCAGTTCTTCGATACGCTTCGTAGCCGCTGAGATGGTCTGCTGCTCTGAGAGAATGTCTTCGATGATGCGCTCGGCGCTACGGACCATCTCGTCTTCGCGCCGTTCGTTCTTTCGCTCGATGATGCGCTGAAGATCAGGCTTCATTGGAACTCCTTTGCGTGTTTTTGTTCGCTGTGTCTGTCGGCATCCCCCTTGCGCTTCCGCCCGCGCTTCGGCTTCTCGGCCGCCGGTTCGCTCGTGCTGGCCGACATGCGCGCCTCGTAAACCAGTTCCTTCGCGCGCTCCAATTCTGAAATCTTGCGATTCAGAAATTCGATCTCGACATCCGCTCCACTCTTCGCCATCTGCCCTCCTATTTACTTTTTGATATAGGTATCTGCGATCTTTGGAGCCGCAGAGAGAATCGCGCGAATATGCGGCTTTCCGACCTTCGTCATATCGTGAAGCAGCAGCACGATCAAGTCGCGCGAGACGCCTGAGTTCATCATGCGTTTGAATCCGGCATCGATATCGAGAACAGCCTTTGCGACAAGTTCCATCGATTCGGGCTGATCCTCGTTACGCTTGATAGTGATGGTCTGCGGCAACGGTGCGAGCTTCTTGCGCTTGACTGCCATCTGCCCTCCTTAGATTGTTTATCCGTCGTAGCCGTCGCCGTAGCCGTCGCCGTAGCCGTCGCCGTAGCCGTCGCCGGAGCCGGAGCCGGAGCCGTAGCCGTAGCCGGAGCCGGAGCCGTCGCCGGAGCCGTCGCCGTAGCCGTCGCCGTAGCCGTCGCCGGAGCCGGAGCCGGAGCCGTAGCCGGAGCCGTCGCCGTAGCCGTAGCCGTAGCCGAGCGCCACGAGTGCCCATCCGACATGCGCGCGCGCGCCGTGCCGACTCCGGCGCAATTCCTCGAGCGCGTCATCGAGTGCGAGCGCCCGATCGCCAATCCATCGCAACGCCGCCGTCAGCCCTTCACCGCACGGCGCCGATCCGTCCGGTGCTCGCAGCGAGCGAATGAGATCCGCCGTGACGACCGGCAGCGGATCAAGTAGGCTTACGATACCCACGGGCCTTCCTCAAACTTCTGGACGGCTTCCGGCGTGCAGACGAAGACGCCCGTGATGTCGTAGAGCGTGGACGCGGCACCGGCTGCAGCACTCACGCGACATTTCGCGGATGGCCCGGCCGAAGCCAGCCCCAAGAAACTACGCACCGACGCATCCCAGTAGGTGACGTTTCGGGCCTTGTCGATGACGACTTGGGCTTTGGAGGGCTCGCCCACCAGATAGCCGAAGAACACGCCGCGATGGGCTGTCGTCACAAGAACTGCTTTTACATCTGCCATCTACCCTCCTAGTGAACCCGCTTGCTCTGTCGCGCGATCGGCACAGCCACCGCGCCTGCCATGTCCGACAGCGCCCGAACGTAGCCGCGCTGTTCCGCTTCCCGCTCCATGCAGCGTCCGGCTTCCAGGCCGTGCTTCAGCCCCAGCTCGTAACGCTGCCGCATCGCTTCATCCAGCCGCGTCGGGCCGTGCCACCAGTCGCGCAGACGGCGCAGGAGCGTCACGACCGCGCCCACTTGCGCATCCAGTCCTCGACGGTGCGCAGTTTCCCGAGTTGATGCCGGTCCGGTTCAATGCGCGGCAGCTTCTTTATCGACTCGCACACGGCTTCCCGATGCGCGACAGGAGCAGGCGAGAGCCACGAAAGCAGGCGGGCGATCACGCTGGCACCATCTCGATCTTGGCAATCTGGCGCGGAGTAAACGTCTTGTCTCCAATGCGGATTTCCCAATCAGAGACGTGGACATCCGACTCGTAATCGAACGCTTCGAAATGACCGTCGCGAAAGAACACGATGATCGTCATCGCTGCCTCCCGTTCTGATTCCACGGCCCGTCCGGGCGCGCAGGCGGCTCGTGCTGCGCCGGCGCCACCACTCGGCCCGACGCATCGCACAGCACCGCCGGTTCCGCCTCGGCGTTGCACTGCGGGCAGACGGCGACAGGCGCGATCGGCGCATTCCCGACCGCCAGCGCTCGTAGCCGCCGTTCGATGCGCGCGACGATGGCCGGATCGTCCTCGACAACAGGGCCGCAGTGCAGGCAGGTGAGCGTCATGACCAATCCTTTCCGCCAGTGTCGGCAAAGTCGTTGTTGCGGGCCCGCGCCGCGGCCCGTTCGTGCGCGTCGCCAATCCGCGCATCTTCCTGTGCAGCCTTGACGCAATCGGGGCATACGTCGCGGTCGCGCGTCCGTTCCCATCCGGCGTCGCTCAGTAGTTCCGGCAGTTCGGTGTCCAACTGCGACGACGTGAAGATGATTTCGGCGTAACAATCGACCGAATCGCACTCGACGACGATGTCCCCGCGGCGGCTCATCGCATCTCCCTCGCCGTATCCTGCGCCCGCTCGACTGCGCAGTCGTAGCAGCTACAGCAGTAATCGTGCGGCACGCGCTCCAGCGTCGTCTGTGCCTCGTCCAGCATCGCCGCGGCAAGGTTCAGCAGATACGGCACGCGGTCGGGCGTCGGCGGCTTTGTGATCATCGCGTCCATGCCTCCACAGGGATACCGAGTTCACGCTGAATCTTTGCGGCCATCGTCATGCTCGGCGTGCGCTTGCCAGAGGCGAGCAGCGAGAGATACGAGGCTCCCACACCGAGTCGCTTGGCGACGTCCGCCTGTCGTGGTTTTTCGAACATCTGCCGGAGTTGCCGTGCGCCTTTCGTCATAGTCACTATTATGCACATCTTGAAAAGTCTGTCAAGCCTCTTGACACGCGGCGCTGAATTTGGGATGATGCGCATGTAATGGTGGTGCGGCTAGGGACAGAACCTCTAGAGGCAAAACTGATCGCGTCCTTGATTTGGGACTTTCCTGAGCCTATAGACGATTTTTGGTCAAATGTTCATATCGGATTAGCCCGTCAGTGCTGGTGGTGGATTGGCGAATATCGATCGACGTATGGGTATGGTCTGATTCGCCAACTAAAAGGCAGTCGAGCGCTTTGGGCGCATCGGGAATCCTATCGTCGATGTTGCGGTCCAATTCCTCGCGATATGTGGGTGCTTCATCGTTGCGATCATCCTGGCTGTGTAAATCCATCGCATTTATTTCTCGGCACGCCACGCGATAACGTCCATGATTCAATGTCGAAAGGACGACGGCGCGTGGGGCGATTCGGGCGCGTTTCTCAAGCCGGTGCTCAAAAACTAATGCGGCACTCAAGGCTTGCCGCTGGTGTGTGTCTTTCCTGTGGAGGAGTGATCGACACGCCAAAGAAGAGATGCCGTAAATGTTTAGACATACTTCGCTGTTGTTCAGATCGCTACAGAGCCAAGAATCCAAGAAGGAAAAGCGCATGAGCCCGAGAGAAGCCCAAGACGCCCATTTCCGCGAACTCCGCGAACAGCGCGAGGCAGAAGACGCCTACCTCAGCGCCGACAGCGGCCTAGCGCCGATATCCGATGTCCTCGAAGACATGTGCGTGAGCCTCGCGATGCAAGCCTGGCAGCATCACGTCGAGGCGCTCCAGGCGCGGCACGCGTTCGAGACGGGGCTGGCCGGCCTGCGCAAGCGACTCGCGGAGGCCAGCAAGACGATCGAGCAGCAAGGCGCGCTCATCGACGATCTGCGCGAAGAGCTGCGCTGCCGCATGGTGCCGCGCTAATGCCGGGCGACAGCCTGCAGCACGATCTCGCGGAACTGCTCGACTACTACGAGGCGGCCCGCGATACGCCGGACTTCATCCTCGCGAAGTATCTGCTCGCGTGTCTCGCAGCGTTCAACGAGGCAACGAAGATGCGCGACACATGGAACGGCAACGAGGAACCGTCGTGAGCGAAACGTGGCGGCAGCAGATCCTCATCCGCGTCTGCGCGAACGGGCACAGCGCGATCACCTACATCGCGAAGCGCACGCAGCCGGAGCCGCCGTGTCCGGTGTGCGGGCGCGTGCAACAGAGAGCACAGGAGCAGCCATGACAGCCATGACAATAATTTGCTGCGAGGGTCCAGCGTGCAACGCGGGCATCTCCGCCGCCGATCGCGAAACCGCGCATCTGTGGAAAGCGCCACAGCAAACCGCCGAAGTTCGTGAGGACAACTTCAAAGCCGCGCGCCGCGATACGTCGAAGCAACTCGCCGTCACGCCGCACACACATAGCGGCTCGACGGGCCGCGGGCAGCATCTGTATCGCTGCGATCGATGCGGGCATGCGCGCATTTACGGCAATGCCGACGCGCACACGCCGTATTACTTCGGACGCTCGACGTTTGGGGTCGCGCGATGAGCTATCGACGCTTCGCGGCGAGTCGGGGCCGGCAGGATGCGAATGCGAGCGCCATCATCAAGGCGTTGAAGGCGTGCGGCGTGTCCGTCGTTGACCTCCACGCGGTCGGCGCGGGTGTGCCGGATGTGCTCTGCGGCTATCAGGGCCGGTCCGTGCTGATGGAAATCAAGGCGCGCGAGAAGGCGACGAATGCCAGTGTCCGCGAGCGTCAGGAGACATTCGCTCGAGAGTGGAAAGGCTCGCCCGTCGTCACGGTGCGGTCGGAAGCGGACGCGCTCCTGGCGATCGGTATCACGCTCAATATCTAGGACTTTGCTACGCTGTCACGGTGTGTTAGAGTGGCGCATCCATATGCCATTTGTAAAGCTCGACTGCGGCATGTTGAACTCGACGCTTTGGTTTGAGCGGGAGGCGCGCGAGGTCTTCATTACCGCTCTATTAATGGCCGAACCTCGAGAATATCTCGTCCATCTTCCTCAACTGAAAGTCGACAGCTTGCAGGAAACAGGATGGCAGGTGCCTCCAGGGTGGTATGGCTTTGTTCCTGCGGCCGGCAAAGGGATTATCCACAGAGCACGCGTCGACCCCGTGGCGGGCATGGATGCGTTGGTGCTGCTCGGGTCGCCCGAAGAAACGAGCCGTAGCCAGGACTTCGACGGACGCCGGCTGGTCCGCATTGATGGCGGCTATCTCGTGCTGAATTACATGAAGTATCGCGAGCGCGATTACACCTCAGCCGAGCGTTCGCGGCGTTATCGGGAGCGTGTCGCGTCACGCCGTAGCGCCACGCCAACACACCGTGATATCACGCAAGCAGAAGCAGAAGCAGAAGCAGAGATCTTAGAACTTGTACCAGTTGACCGAATATCGACAGCAGAGCCCGCGCCTTCGGCGCTCGACGCGTCCTTCGATGCCTTCTGGCGTCTCTACCCGAAAAAAACCGGCAAAGGCGCCGCCCTCAAGGCGTGGAAGAAAATCAAACCCGCCAACGGCCTCTGCGAGCGCATTGCCGCCACGCTCGCGCTCTACTGCCAGTCCGATCAATGGCAGAAAGACCACGGCCAATTTATTCCCAATCCGGCCACCTGGCTCAATCAGGGCCGGTGGGACGACGAACCCGTCAGTAGCAGCGCACACAGTAACGGGGTCGGCAACACGACCGGTCACGAGCCTGTCGACTGGTATGAGGAATGCGGCATCCTCCACAAGCACGAGTGCCAGCTCGACCGATACAAGCACGCCCTTCGCCTACGCTCCGACGCCCTCAAAGCCGAGGTCGGCTAAATGCCCCAACACGTTAATGCCCAATCCTTCGTCCCGGGCGACCCTCGCGCTATCGCTGCCGGGCGCAAAGGCGGCAAACACCGCCAGTTGTCGAAGTTCTCCCCCGACTACCTCCGCGGCTACCAGTCCGGAGCTCGCAACGCCCGCCGCCACACCCAACGCTGGATCGAGGCCGCCATGCATGGATTCACTTCGCCGTCCGTTTTCGTCCGCATTGCGCAACGGCTCCACGCTGAGCAATGCGCGGCGACGACATCACACGCCCGCCTCGCGGCCGACGAGGCATTCGCGCATTTCCTCCGCATGGCCGGCGCCGGTCGTCTCGACGAGTGGATCGCCTCGCACGATACGGACTACGATGACAGCCTCGCGGCCAATGCCGAACAGGACGCCCCATGAAAGCCGAATGGCTCTTCGACGACAACACGCCGATGCCCTCCAACGCCGAGGACATCGGCACCAGCACCTCCGACGCCGAAGCGCCACTCCGCGAGATTGGCCGCGTCTGTTTCGGCATCAAATACCCGCGCGACATCACGCCGCGCCCCAAACGCTTACCGCCAGCAACACCTCGACAGGTGTAGACTTGGCACGACACTACAATACTGACAAATAGTGTCACTTATGACACCACCCAACGCTGGCAAAGGCCGTCCTAAAGGCTCCCCAAACCGCGCCACGTCGACGGCGCGCGAGGCAATAGCCCTGTTCGTCGACGAGAACACGCCACGGCTCCAGGGCTGGCTGGACGAGATTGCGGCGACCAAAGGCCCGGACGTCGCCTTCCGCTGCGTCATGGACTTGCTCGAGTATCACATTCCGAAACTGGCGCGGACCGAGATGACCGGCAAGGATGGCGGGGAGATCGAGCACAAGCACGTCGTCGAGCTCCACGAGGGGCCGCCGCCGAAGCGGGAGGGCTGAGTATGGCATTTCGCAGCATTGTGACGTTCGAAAGCGACAAGGGCGAGCCGATGGTGGTCCGCGGCCGTCTGGACGATTCTGACGCGAGCGAGGCCGCGCGGAAGGCCGTATTTCGGGCACTTCCTGAAGTCAGCCGGACCAAATGGGAGAGTGTCGTGATTGTGCTGGAGCGTGCGTAATGGCTCACGAGGCTGGCACGTCACAGCGGGGCGTTAATGCGGCGGGAGAGGCAGTCTGCACGCACGTCGACACGGGCGCAAGATGCGACTGGCCACACAAGGACGGTTTTGGTGCTTGTATCGTTTGCTCGTGCGGTTGGCCTGTTCGTCCGCAATCGTGGCAGCAGCACAGCGCGCCGCCGCTCCCGCCGCCCGACATCGGCGCGGACGTGCCGGGAGGCGGGGCGGTATGACGCTGCGGCCTGGCCATGCGTATCAGTTCACTGATTGTCACCCCGTGAACCCGCTAACTGGCGACGTCATCGCTGATCTGCTCGTCTGGTTCGAGGTAACGGCTGACGGCAGCTTGTATCCAGTGCCGCGCGAGAGAGGCCCGCATCGAAATTGCAGCGCGTTGCCAGACACCACGCGCGTGGAGCGCATGCAATGACGCTTGTGCTCTTCGGCTTCGCGCTCGGCTACCTTGTCGGCCTCGCGGCACAGCGGTTCGTCGACGACTACCGCCGTGGCTGAATCCCGCACGGCGTTCTACGGCACACACGCGACGGTCTATAAGCACGTCTTCAGCGACGAGTATCGCCTCTTCGACATCGAGGGTGCGGTGCGCTCCGGCAAGACGACGCTCTGCCTCGAAATCGTGCTCGCGCTCTGCCAACAGTTCCCCGGCATCCACGGGCTCATCTGCCGCTTCAGCGACGACGACACGCACAAGCTGTTGAAACCGATCTGGCGGGCCATCTGCCTCCGCGCTGGCGTTGCGCTGACGTGGAACAGCGAAGAGGGCTATGACGAGTTGCCCAATAAGAGCCGCGTCTACATCACCGGCCTGAAGACGCAGGACGCGACGAACCCCTATCGCAAGTTCCGCGGGCTGACGCTCGGCTTCGTCTACAACGACCAGTCCGAAGAGTTACCGCACGGCGTGTTCGTTGAGCTGTTCCTGCGCCTGTCGCAAGATGGCGTGCCGCACAAGATGCTGCTCAGCCCGCAGACGGTCGACGAGGATCACTGGATCGCGAAGGAATTTCCCGCTGACCGCGCGCTGAAGACGGGCCGCGCCTACTACGCGCTGTCGACGCACGACAACGCGCACAACCTGCCGGCGAACTACATCACCGAGATGGAAGACGCGCATCCGCCAGGGACACCGATTCACACGACGCTGATTCTCGGGGAGCGCGGCGCGCGGATTGAAGGCGATCCGGTCTACGGCACGCCGTCCGATGGCTCGCGGCCAGGCCTGTTCGTGCGGAAGCGTCACGAAGGCGAGTGCCGCTACGAACCGCGCCTGCGCCTCGAGGTGGGGCTCGACTTCGGCAAGCACCATCCCTGCCTCGTCGCCCGTCAGGTATCGCCGGTCGGGCAGATTCGCTACCTCGGCGGCATCCTCGGGCAGAATCTCATGTTCGACGCCTTCCTCGTCGCTGGACTGCGCATTCTCGAGCAGTGGTTCCCGGCGCCGGTCGAAACGGTCTGGTGCTGCGACCCGGCCGGCGTGTCGAATCCGATCGGCGTCGACATGGGGAAACTACTGCGCGCGCACGGCATTCAGGCGCGGTATCGGGAGGATAGCAACTCGCCGGCCGCGCGTGTCGCGCTCATCGAGTCGATCGGCAAGCAGATGCGGAGCCGCGGGCTCGACGGCGAGGAGATGCTGCGCGTGTCGAATGACACCGAGCACTGGATTCGCCTGAGCGCGCACGGGTCCGCCGTGCATAGGATGGTCGCCTCGGCGTTCGAATCGGGCTACGTGTGGGACGAGCACATGGTCAGCGTCGGGAGCAAGCAGATGCGGAAGCCGAAAAAAGACGGCTGGCACGAGCACCCGATGAACGTCGTCGAGTATCTGGAGGCTAATTTCGGGAGTCTGCCGACACGGAAACCGCCGCCCCCGCCGCGTCAGAGCGCGCCCCCGCCGCGGGGCGAGATGGGATACGCCGGGTAGGGTGTATACTGCCGAGCGTTTATGCCGCAACCCCGCCGGACGCCCGCGCAGGCTCGCACGGCCCGGCATCTTCAGCACGAGGTCACGCACATCATGGCGACGCTCGCAGAACTTCAGGCCGATTTGGCCGCCATCAAGGCCGGTGTCGACGCACTCCTCGCCAAGGGCAGCACGCCGCCGCTCGTGTCGCAGGCGGATCTCGACGCGCTCGACGCGGACGCTAAGGCGATAGCCGCCAGTCTGACGCCGCAGGCGTAATGCAGGTTCGCTACACGCCGCCGCTCATGGAGCAGATCCGTGGCCGCCACGCGATGCGGCCAGGTGCGCGTGCGCCGGTCATCGTCAAGACACCGAACGGATGGGTGCCACGCGTCGATCCGAAGACGCGTCGGGCGATGCCGGAGCCGCAGCAGTTCCGGATGAACGCTGAGCGTGTGCTGACGCCGTTACCGCGGGCGCAGTGGGTCGACGCGCCGGATGTCATCGAAGTAGAGTCGCTCTCGTATCGGTAGCTGCGCATGCCGCCCACCGCTGACCGCAAAGCGTTTTTCAAGCTCGCCCGTGACCGCTACAAGCAGGGCACCGAGGCGACGAAAGATCAGCGTCAGCGCGAGAAAGACGACCTTGAATTCTACGCGGGCGAGCAGTGGCCTGGTCCCATTAAAGCGTCACGCTCCGGCATGGCCGCGAACGCCAACGGAAACGGCCTGCCGCCCGTGCCGGCGCGTCCGACGATCACCATCAACAAAACGCGCGAACCTGTGCGGCAAGTGCTCAATCAAGAGCGCGAGTCGGACATGGGCATCGAGATCGTGCCCGCCGATGACTTTGGGGAGATTGTTGGGCCAATCGACGAGACGGAGATCGAACTCCGCGAAGGGCTCATCCGGCGCATCCAGCGCGCGTCGGAAGCGGGTGACGCGCGGACGTGGGCGTTTGCACGGGCGGTGATTGCCGGCGAAGGCAACTACGGTGTGATGACGCGCTACGTGCCGGGCAAGACGAACGACCAAGAAGTCTACATTCGCCGGTTTTTCAATCAGTCGGCCGTTGTGCGCGATCCGGCGCACGAGCAGCCTGACGGCTCGGACGCCGAGTGGGTGTTCGTCGGCACAGACCTCCCGTGGGACGTCTATAAGGCGGAATATCCGAAGCGCGGCAAACGCAAGAACGCGGTCCTGCGCACGTATTCGAACGACGAATGGCGGCAACTCGGGGAAGAGAAGCCGGGCTGGTATACGAGCGAAGGCGATCTGCGCATGGTGCGCGTCGTCGAGTATTGGTATACGCACCGCACGACGCGCGAGCTTGTCACCTATCAGAGCGAAGACGGCGAGCAGGAAACGACGGAATGGGCTGACGAGGTTCCGGAGGCGCCGGAGGGCTGGGTCGAAGCGGAAGACGGGCGGCGCACCGTCACGCAGAAGCAAATCAAGTGGGCGAAGATCGACGGCTCTGACGACGACGTGCTCGAGGAGACCGATTGGAACGGTCCCGACATGCCGATCGTGAAGGTGCTGGGCGAGGAGTTGCAGCCGTTCGACGATAAGCGCCGCGTCGAGGGTATGGTGCGGCCGATGCGCGAGCCGGGCCAGATGTATAACTTCATGGTCTCGACGTGGGTGGAGCGCATCGGGCAGACCGCGCTGTCGCCGATCATGATGGCGGAAGGCCAGGACGAGGGCTACGAAAAAGAGTGGGACGCGATCGCGACGCGGGCGCTCGGGCGCGTGCATTACAAGCAGCGCGACCTCGAAGGAAATCCCGCGCCTGAGCCTCAGGTGCCGCCGAATCGAGACGCGCAAGTGCAGTCGCTCGTCGCATCGGTGCAAATCTTCGACGAAGCGATTCAGGCGACGAGCGGCATCCACGATCCGTCGCTCGGCAAGGTCGACCCGTCCGTCAAGAGCGGGCGCGCGATCAAGGCGCTGCAGGAGCAGTCGCAGCGGTCCTCGAATCACTTCCTCGACAATTTACAGCGGTCGATTCGCTACGAAGGGCAGATTATCAACAATCTGCTGTATCCCATCTACGGTCGGCCGGGCCGTGTCGCGCGGTTGCTGAACAAAGAGGGCGATGCCGAGAGCGTATTGCTGCATCAGCCAATGGTGCGGCAGGGCGGGAAGCCGGTGCCGGCGCGCGAGGACGATGCGAACGCGAAAACCTACACGCTGACGAAGGATGCGCAGTTCAACGTGCTCGTCAAAGTCAGCAAGAGCTACGATTCGCGACGCGAACAGGAAGCGGCGATTCTTGGCGATTTGCTGCAAGCCGAACCGTCGCTCATGACGTGGTTTGGCGATCTTTTTTTCAAGAATCAGGACGGCCCAGGGCATCAGGAGATGGCGGATCGCGCGAAAGTCATGCTCGATCCGAAGATTCAGCAGCAGCTCTCGGCGAAGGCGAGCGGGCAGAACGTGCCGCCGGAGTTGCAGGCGCAGATGACGCAGTTGCAGCAGCAGAATCAGCAATTGCAGCAGCAGGTGCAGGAAC